CCAAGTTGTCTATGTCGGGATGTCCAATGCATTGCTGTCACGTCTGGGCAAGCACTGCACCGGAGACTTGGATTTTGACGAAATCGACGTTGTGCCGGTTCCTGAAAAATACGCTCTGAAACTGGAAACGGAATTGATCGCCCGGCACCTGCCGCAGCACAACAAAAGCAAGAATCCGATTTCCGCAAAAACTTTTGTAAAATGTAAGGTCCCAATGAGAACTGACCAGCCAATACCTGTCTTTTGCGGAACGTAAAAGGCCAATAAACCGCATGGATGCTTGATTCCTCGCCAGTTTCAGGTACTAGCGAGTAACTTCGTGGGGGTTCGAGTCCCTTCCTGGGCACCAAGCGTAACATGCAATTGCGACGACAGCGGCCACTAACCAGTGGCCCTTTTTATTTCCGCAATCATGAAGTTTTTCCGCAAAACAAACGCAAAAAATCCCCCCTCACCGAAGTGAGAGGGGACGAATCCGGCCCTTTGGAAACCGGAGGAGACAACTGCTATTTAATCGGTGCCGTGCACCCCTCAAGGGCGGCGCGCATCTTCTTTTCGTAGCCTTCGCGGCGCTCGAGCTCGGCCATTGACGCCTGGGCGAACTGGTCCAGCGTGGGCTTGGCCTTGAATTCTTCGGTGGGCATGGCCGGGCGATCGGGTACGGTTTCTTGGCAGGCCACGGGCACCGGGACGCGGATGGTGGTTACCACGGGGGCGCCAGCGCAGCCGGCCAGAATTAGCGCGGCAATGATGAAGACGAATTTCATGCTTGATACCCGGGATGCGGTGCCCGGAACATGAGTTTTCCGGCGTCCATCACGAAGGAAATGCCGGCGTGCTTGAGCAGCAGCCCTGAAACCAATTCGAAGGCTTCTGGCGAAAGGTCTTTCAGGTGGGCGTTGTACCACTTGCCATGGGTGGTAGCGCCATCGGGCTCGAAGCACTTATATTCCCAGCCACCCTCGGTTTTCTTCCACTCGACGCGGCCCCCTCTGTCGGCGTATTGCTGATCCTTGTAGGCGCGCTCTTCGTCAGTCATTTCGGCCCTATTTCCGCTCTCACGCGAAACCATGTTGCCGGCCTGACTGTTGGGGATGCCGTCGATATAGAACTTGTGCGGCCAGCCGTATTTCCAGTCTGAGCCGCCCAGTTTGGCGCCGGCTGCGAGTGCGTTCACCAGATCCTCTGGATGAATTGAGCCGCAGTATTTGCAGGTGCGAAAAGCCGGGATATGGTCGTTCTCCGGATGCAAGCGAACTCCAGCCGGCCGCCAGATAGTTTCCCCGAAGCGCTGGGCACTGAAATCATCATCGTGACAGGTTGGGCGTGCCGGCCATTCAATCTTGGCCTGATCTTGTGCGGTGCTCATTGCTGATCCTTTGTGATTGGTTGGTGTGCGCTCCACCAGTCATCAACCCGGGCCTGCGCGCTCCGACAGTCATCGCCCGGCGTTGCCGCCGGCGTGGCCAGGATCACGTCAGCGCGCTTGTCGCGGGCTTGTGCCTGCTGCTGGGCGGCTGCGATCTTGGGGGCGGCTGCGGCTTGGCGCTGGTCGGCCTGCTTTGCCAGGTCCTCGGTGCCCTTGCTGCATTCCTGGGCGACCGTGGTGACTTGTTGGACCTGCACGGCTTCGGTGGCGGTTTTGTCGCGCTGGCCAAGGTAGGCGTGGCCCAAGAAGGCATTGGCCGCCAAGCTGATGGCCAGCACGATGGCCATGATTTGAGTGATCGGGTTCATTTCAGCGTTTCCAGGATGGCGTGCAGCGCGATGAACGGCCAGAACACGATCGCCGCCATGCGGTAAGAGACGGGGGGCGCGTCGTCAACGGTTGAGGTGCTGCTGACCGCAGCCAGCATCCCGACGACCCAGATGACGATAAACATGCCAAGCACTATGTAAATCGGTGTCATGTCAGTGCATCCCTTGCTTCGTCGGTCAGTTTTTCGCGCTCAGCGAGCCCCACCGTGCCGCCATTGACGATCTTGGTTTCCCGTGGAACGTCGCCGACGACGGCATCAGGGATGTGGCCGTTCCACCAGGCAATGCACACGCGCAGGCACTCCGCTGTTGCCGTGCGCAGCAACTCGGGGTGGTCATAGACCGGGATTCCGGTCAATTTCTGAACGGTGCGCAGGTTGTCGGCGCCCGTGATCTGGATCAGTCCGGATCCTCGGTTGCGCCAGCCGTCACCGGGGTGCACGTTGCCCATCCTGTCGCCATAGACCTTGTTGGCCAGAGCCTCGGGGTTGTGCAGGTACGGCCGTTCGTCAGCCAGTGACTTGAAGCGGCTGGGCCAGACCTTCATCAGCAGGCCCGGCGTGCGGTAGTCGAGGTTTTCCTCCAGGCATTCCAGCATGTCGGATTCATGCAGGACTTGGCCCAGAAAGTCGCTGACCTCGCTGTCGCCCTTGCCGAAAGTATCGTCGTCGATCACCTGGGCGAAGATTGGAGCCCACGTGCTGGCGATCTTGACCCGCACGCCGCAGTGCAGCAGGACGGACAGCCATTGACCGGTGTCGCGCTTCACAGTGACGACCGGCCGGCCTTAAAGCCTTCGCCGAAGAAATAGCGAGCCATATCCTGCAGTTCCGGCAACGTCCAGACCGTGCAGGGGCGCTCGGTATTGGCCACGGCGGCGCAGGCCTGACGCTGTTGTTCAGACATCTTCACGGGTGACGCGCACGCCGCCAAGACGATTGCAAGCAGGATGACAATAACGTATTTCATGGCTTTTCTCCTGGTTCCGTTTTTGACTTTGCGGCAATGCCCAGGCCACCACCAGCCAGCAGAGCACCGAAGCCAATTCCGAATGATTGAAAATCGAGGGCATGTGTCTTTATGACCACCACCACAGCGCCGGCCAGAAAGACGATCACAGCGCCAGCCAGATAGACTCGAGCTGGATCAAAGGTCGTTCCATCGGGTCCCGTGAGACAGTGCATCACGATCGTTTTAATGGTTCCAAACATGAGGCCTCCTACAGCTTCTTGTCTTTGAAGACTGCCCACGCGCTGACGACGACGAGCGCGATGGGTGCCAGCCACTGCAGGGCCCGGCCTACCCACCGGACCAGCGTCACCAGACCCTTGATCGCCTTTGTGAATTCAACGAGCTCGAGCGTGTCGGTCTTCACGGCTTGCGTGAGGTTGGTATTCGCCTGCACGGCAGCGCTGAGAGCGATGTGACCGTCTTCCAAGACTTTGACGCGGGCCATCAGTTCTTCATGTGGACTCAAGATGCGCTCTCCTCATCAGGTGTAAAGACAAATCCGGCCTTTCTAGGCCATGCTTGAAACGCCCATTCTGGGAAGCTCATCACATGGATTCCATGATCCTTGAGCCGGTGGAACTTCGCGTGTAGCACCAGCATGTTTGCCATGCTGTCCACGAATAACTCGGGCTTGGCCGGATCAAATGCACTCCAGTCGAAGCCCCGGGCAGCGGCGAGCGCGGCGATGATGTAGATCAGCGAATGCTCTGCGGGGTAGGTATCGCCGGTCGGCTGATCGGTGTGCAAATCCAATACCGGCAATTCCTTGATCACTCCGGTGGCGATACCCTTCACCTTCTCCCAGTCGATTGCATCAGCAAATGCCCATTCCACGAAGACATGGTGGTATTCGGTGCCATCGGTATGGCCAGACACCGCGCAGGGCAACTTGTCTTTATGGCCTTGCGCCCTTGTGTGCAGAAATGTTGGTGACTCTGTGCGTGGCGGATGGTCTGGGTAGAAAACATCCTCGCTAAGCGTGTCACGCTTCTCGTGCTCCTGCGCCAAGACTACCATACGACCGCCTGCACTTGCGCCGCCGTGGTGGCCGCCAAGACAGCCGTCTTTTGCGCCTGCAGATGCGAGAAGGCAGCGAACCCTTGCGCGCCCATCACGGCAGCGAGCCCCTGCAAATCAGCAAACGTGAACGGCACCTGCGTGTTGTCAGCCGAAACCCAGTAAAAGCCCGTCGGCACGATCTGCGTGCCCGAGAAAGCCAGCATCATCTGTGACAGATTCGCGATGCTCTGCGGATCAGTCGGATACGTCTTTGTGATGCCGCCTTTGCTGGTATAGCTGACAGGTTGGGCGATGGCGGCGGTATAGGCTGCCGCCAGCACGCCGATCTGCATGGCCTGCACCTGGGCCAGAGTCATCAGCGACACCTGACTCACTGCAATCGGGCTGCCGTTGACATCTGGGATGATGACCTTACCCGTTGATTGGGCAGCCAACAGCGCCGCCCAAGTAGCCACTGTGATGGGGACGGCATCGGCAGGAATGCTGGCGTTGATCGCGGGATCGTAAAAGCCGCCCGTTGATTTTGAGTAGAGCATTGCCTTACCAGCCAATAACTAAAAATCGAGCCGTGGCCACGTTGTATGCTCCTGTGTTGTCTTTTGCCCACCCGGTGGCTCCCGTTGTTGAAAGGTTTCCGATTGCGCATGCATACGCAGTACTAGAGCCATCAGAAATGATGGCTTGAAGACAGGCGTTCGGAAAAGTAATTGGCCAAGTGATGGCAGTAGCATTTCCAACCGAAAGACTGCTCCACTGAATAATCAAACCGCTAGGCAATTTCTGATAGCCGCTTGCGGCGATGGATGAAGCAAATCCTGCGACGGGAACCCCAGGATTCATCAGCACTTCTTTGCCAAGCGTGACGTCGTACTGCGAGCACATCCAGGCACCAGCGCCGGGAATGTCACCGGCTGCCAGTGGCAGATTGTTGCCCTTGACCAGTGTCTTGGCGCCCAGGCCAACCGTATTGACGGTCGGCGTGGTCGTCGCATTCGCTGCTGTCGCGCGCCACCATTTTGGAGTCGAGGAAAGTGCAGTCGGTGCTGGCGTCATGGTCAGCGTGATGACGTCCGCAGCGCCACCGGCAACCGCAATCAATTGTTGGCCGCCCAAAAGTCCACCACTTGGCAGAATTGGCGCCTGGGCATAGGCGCTGATGTTGGCGTTGACCACAGTCACGGCACCATTGGCAACCGTCACGACGGCGATGCCGACGTAACCAGAATCCGGTGCCGGCGTGGTTTGGGTGCCGGTGGCAGCCGCAGTGCCTGCCTTGGCCGACAGCGTGACGAGACCCTGACGCTTGGTGTTGTTGGTGGTGCCGGCGTTGGCCGGGCCACTGTAAGCCGTCGATGGGTTGCTGGCGTTGTAGTACGGCAGAACGACTGCGCTGCCGTCGGTCTCGGCAAACGTGGCCTGAATCAGGTAGTTGACGGAGAAACCACCGGTACCAGGCGCAGTCAATGCCAGCAGCACGTTGTCAAGACTGATGCCCTGCTTCATGAGCTGGTGCGTGGTGTCCAGCGCCAGCGAGCTGTAGGCCGTCGTGTCGAGGTTGGCCAGCATGTAGATTTCGCCGGGCGCAACCTGCACGTTCATCGATGCCACGCCGGTCTGTGTGACGGCCAAGCCGTTGACCACCGTGGACGTGCCCAACATGGCCGCCGCCAGCTTGGCGACAGCCGTCATGGTGTTGCGGTTGGTGTTCAGCAGGTCGGTCTCAAGCGGTACTTGACCCGGGTAAATAATTTGGCGGTCCATCGTGTCTCCAGAAATGAAAAAGCCGCCCGAAGGCGGCTTGGTGGTGGTGATTGGCGGCGTTAACTGTTAATGCTTGTCCACAGCGTCGAGGCCGCCGGTCTTACGCCATCGATGGCGGCGTAGATGTCGGCGTCCTGCACGGTGCCGATAATCATCGACATCGATGCATATTCCCCGCCCTGGCTGGCGACTCCATAAGCTGCGGGTGCGTTGCCATAGCCGGCGATGATGGGAACGCCGCTGGTCAGCGGCCTAAACGCCTTCACGAACGCCTGATAAGGGATCAGCATCGATCCGTAGGCACCGGCGCTGCCGTAGCCGCTATTCGGGGCCGAATAGGCGCCACAGTCAGCGGGGCGCTGCGGTTCGATAATGACGGGCGCGCGACCCGTCAACTGCGTCAAGATCAGGGTGACGGCCTTGCGTGTCGCTCGCTCCCGGAAAAGGTTGACGATGATCGTCGACCGAAAGCTGGTGTCGGTCTGATTGGCCTTGCGTGTGATCGAGGTGCCGAAGAAATCTCCGGCGATCATGTCGAGCCAGCCGTCGGATGCCGTCAGCACCCTGGACTGCAATTTGATGTAGGCGTAGAGGGTGTAGAACCACGCCCAAGACGTTGCGAGTGCGCCAAGGATGGCGCCAATGACTACGCCGTCGCTGGGGAACCACTGTTTTGGCAGAGCCAGCCGAAGCCGGGTCTGGATGTCGGTTGTGTCTCCGGTTGCCATATCAGCTCACGGTCACCGAGGTCCACTTGACGACCTGCTGGCTGGTGGCCACCAGATCTGACGTGCCACCATTGAGCAGGATTGCCGTCAGGTTTGTGATGCCCGGCGACGCGTCGTAGGCCACCTGAGCCAGTCGCGAATAGGTCAGCGACGCGCCAAGCGGCAAGCTGTTGATGTAGTTCTTGAGCGCGGTCACCGCCAGTGCCTTGGTCGCCGCCGGGTCATAGCCGGCCGCAATGGTGGCCGTCATGGCAACCGTCGCATTCACCACAACGGGGGCAAACACGCCGAAGGTTGAGGTCACCGGACGTACGGCGTCGATGGCATTGGAAACGCTGGTCAGCAACGTGCCGCCAGGCACGCCGGTACCGTCGTCAACCACCACGTAGAAGTAGCCGTTTTGGGTGGCGCCCCCATAGGTCAGGTTTTCCACCAGGGTGTAGCTCAGGCCGACCTGCAGCGACGTGATGGCAAAGCCGACCGCCGCCTTCGTCGCCTTGGACAAACTGGCCACATAGGCGACGAACCGGGTGCGCAGCGCGGCGTCGGTTTCGGCATTGGCGCCGTTGGTGAATGCCGCGGCATTCGTGACGGTATCCACGCCAACGATGGACTGGGCAATGCTGCTGATGCCGCCAATCACCACATTGGCCAGGGAGCCCGCCGTTTGCGCCTGCACCGGCACGTTGACAGATGCCGTGCCGATCGGCATCACGTAGCCGCCAAGCCCGGCGTTGTAGGCCCCATTTGTGGTGTCCACGGTGACGGTGAACTTTTGCGAGCCGTCAGCCGTCTGCACCACGGTGCCCACGGGGACAACCGCCTGCTGGGTCGTGGTGAAACGCGAAAACGTCACCTGGCCGGTTGCCGTCACCGCAGCCAGCCGCGTGATGCCGTAGTCCGCCATCCAACTATCGAGGTCTGAGCCCTGCGCCGTGCTGGCCCGAATAGTCTGCAGCAGGTAGGCCAGCAGGCTCTGCACCCACAGCACCACGGAGGCGTTGGCCTCGACGATCGAGCGAATGATCGAGCCGACGGTGTAGTCGAGCAGAACGCGGGCGCCGGCCTGCAGGGACGTTACCTGGTCAGAAACCAGCGTATTGAAGTCTTTGAAGGTGATGGCCATGGGTTACCTATTGACGTCGAAAGCCAGAACCGCGATTTGCCCGGTCTGGGCGTCTGCGTACTGAATGCGCACCGAGACGCCGCCCACCAGTGGCGTGACAGTCGTGATCGGCGGCGGCGTCTGCAATACAACGGCTTCCTTGAAAATCTGCGCCTGGATCAGGCCCTTGATTCGCCGCTCGTCGGCCAATTTGCCGACTTCTGCCGGCAGGCCGGCACCGTAGTCCGGGTGCCAGATGTAGTCGCCGGGATTGGTCAGCAGGCGACGCAGCACGCGCTGCTGACTGGCCGTCAACGCCGTGGCGACGCTGATGTCTGCCGTGGCGCTGACAGCAATATCGCCGCCAATGAAGTGATCGATGTCGTTCATGTCGTTGGGTTGGTCTGTGCGCCGACGGCCGTGACGAGGTGCGTGTGAGTCTTGAGGCTTTTGCCGCCACCCACGACGTCGACGGTCGCCGTCAAGGTGCCCGTCACGTTCATGGCGCCGGCGTGGTTCCAAGTGCCGGAACTGGAAATGCTGCCGTCCGCCAGCAGCTTGATGAACTGGCCACCTTGATGCACCAGCCACACTTCGCCGCCGGGCACGGCCCCGGGCCGCGCCTGATCGTTGAAAAATCTCTGAGTGATCACGCCGGCGTCGATGCCGCCGTCCTGAAACTCGACCGCCACCATGTCGCCGATAGATGGCCCCACCTGAATGCCCCAGCCGTTGCCGACGCCGACGGTGCCGATGGGCAACCAGCCGGTTTCGGTGCCGTCGGGCTGCAGCATGACCTTGGCCATGAAGTTGGTGGCGTCGTAGCCGCTGATGGTGCCAATCCGCGTGCCGGCGCGCTCCACTGCCTGCTGGCCAGCCTCGCGCCGCATCATGTTCTGGTGATCGCGCATCATGACATCTGTGTCTCCGGGCTGTAGTTTTTGGCGCGCAAGTGCATGCGATAGCCCTCGTCCAGGCTGTAACGCCGCTGAATGCTGGCCGGGTAGTAAATCTGGTCAAACTTCGTGCCGGTGCCGACAACATTGACCTGGACTTGAGGCGTCAGTAGGTCATCGCCTGGCATTTCGGCTTCTAGGTTCACCTCGTGCTGGCTGATCTCCTGCGCCAGCGCCGTGGCCTTGGCCTGCGCCTGGTCAGCCGTCATGTTGGGGAACGTGAAGAAGTACTCGGCCACTGGCAAGCCGGTTTTTCCGACCCCAGAAGTCGTGGAGTTTGTCACCCTGGATCTGGTAGCTGATGCCGTCACCGCTTTGCCCGTTTTCTGCACAAAGCTGCGAACCGTGACTTTCACGCCGCGCGTCACCGACAGGTTGCGCGAGAACTTCATGGCCGTGAAGTTTCCCGCCATATAGGCCTGCTGCCCTGGCGCCTGATATTGCAGCACGTAGGCGTCTTGATTGGACTGCTTGGGCTGAAAATTCAGCGTGGTGCCCGACACCCAGACGTTGTACTGCTCGATCTGCGCCAGTTTAGTCAGCGTGTCCCAATATGTGGCGCGGTCGTTCGTCAGCGCCTTGACGATCTGGTTCATCGTGCCCTGGAAGACCTTGGTCGCGGCGATGTTGGTTTTAAGACCAACGTCGGCGGCCATTTGGGCGGCGATGTCCGATGACCGCAGGTTCGTGAATGCGATCGAGCGCTTCTTGTCGATCAGTAGCGACGTCAGGTCGCGGCCCGCCATCGTGATTTCGTCGCGCAATGGGTCAAATTCGATGTCGTCAACATAGCCGACCAGCAGGCTCTTGAGGTCTGACTTGGTGTAGCCATCCACGTTCTGCGGATACCCCAATAGCAACTCGGCCTGCAGGCTAGTCTGGGACGCCCAGTAGTCAAAGCCACGGTTCGCGGGTTGCGCACTCAGCGCCAGCGTCAGCCTGAAGGTATCGGCCTGAAAAAAACTGTTGTTGTCTACGTCGAACGACACCAGACCGATGACACGTTCGCCGTTGATCTGCACCATGCCGCGCGGCTGGCTCGCCGCAGACGTTGGCTGTGGATTGTTGATCATTGCGCGGGAACGCCGCCCGTTACCGGTGCCGCCGTCGGGATTTTTAGGGTCTGCACGCCGGTTATCAGCGGATCCGTCAGGCCATTGGCCTGGGCAATCGTCGGCCACTTCGTGGCGTCGCCGTATTGCTGGGCTGCGACGTCGTACAGCGTGCCGCCGGCCACGGTGACCGTCTTGGTCTGCTGTCCGGCTGATATGTTGCCCAGGTTGCCCTGCATGCGGTTGGACACGTTCAGTAGTTGCACGAGCAGCGGGGATTGCGTCAACGCCGTGGCCTGATTCAACGACTGAGCCGCCTGCAGCGCGATTGGGTTGCCCGGCAAGATGCCGCCCAGCGTCGTGACCGAGTTGATCACCGTGGCCGTGGAGCCAATGAGGTTTTTTGTCACATTGATGACTGCCCCCACGGGACCGACCACGCTCTGAATCGTCGCCGTCGTTGCCTTGGCAAAGTCAGACACTGAGGCGATGGCGCTGTTCATCGTCGCCAGGTAGCCGTTCAGCGTGGCGTTGCCGATCTGCGTGCCCAGGCCCTGCGCCGCCGTGTTATCGGCCCGCAGGGAAGCATCAAAGCCGGCCGGCGTGATGCTTGTGACTGGATTGGTGTTGTCCTGCACCACCTGCAGCGTGATGCTATAGGGGATGCGGTTGAATTTCTTCAGATTGGCTTCGAAGCGCTCGACGACAACGGTGTAGTTGAAATCGAGGTACCGCAACATGACCGACTTGCCGGCCACGCGCATGCCGTCCAGAAACTTAGCGCGGTCCAGGGCGCCAGCCCCAAAAAACAGGCCCGACCAACTGATGGCGGCATCGTCGCGGCCCATGGCCTGGACGGTGCGCGCGCCTCCCGGGAATTGATGCGTCACCAGGCGCTGGGCGCCGCCGAACGGGATGCTTTCCGGGATCTCGTAGCCATCAAAAACAAAGCTGCCCAGGATCAATACGGTGTCAGCCATTACCAGCTCCCTGCGGCACCAACCGTCTGCGGCGTCATGGTGCCGTCAAACACGCGTGTGCCGGTTGCCGGCGAGCTCATGGCCTTGGCTTGATGCTTGCTGACGATCTCGCCGACCTTGCGGCCGTCGATGTAGATGTTGCCGTTTTTCTCTTCATAGGGTCGCTTGTAGCCAGGCTGCACGAAATCGCGCTTTGCCGCTGCCGATTTCCCAGAAATGGTGGCGTCTCCATGCAGGCGGTCGTACAGATCGCCGCCGAATGAGGTTTCATGGCCCGCGCTCTTGGATGCCACGCGGTCCAGCCAGTTCTTGATAGCCGTGCCTGTCAGCAGGCCGACGATGGCAGCCAGGCCGACGCCCAGCGTGCCGACGGCAATGCTGGCAGCCGTCAAGGTGCCAATCAGGCCAGCTCCCGCGCCGGCGGCACCCGCACTGCCGAAGGCAAGCGCCAGGGCGCCGACCCCGGCCTTCATCAGCATCAGGGCGCCACCCGCCACGGCCAGCGCCGACAGCGCTGCACCTACGCCGACCACCGCCTTGGTGATCACAGGAAACTCGCGCGCCATGTCGCGGAAAGTCGTGACGACGGAAATCAGACCCTGGACGCCGCGAATCGCGGCCGGCAGGATGATGGTGCCCAGTTCCTTCATCAGGTCAGCCCACTTGGCGTGAAGGTTGATCATCTGGCCGTCCAGGGTGCCCTCTGCCTTGCGGCCAAGTGCTTCGATGCCCATGGCGTTGCGATTGGCCTCGGACTGCATGTGGATCGTCGAGCGCTGCTGGTAAATCCGCGACATCAGGCTGGAGCCTGTGCGGTTGCCGAGGATCATGCCCAGCTCACGAATAATGCCTTCGTCGCCAGTGATGCCCTTGCTTGCAAACGCCGGCAGCAGCACCTTTTCCAGCAGCGCGAGTTCGCCCTCTTTTTCAAGGATGCCGGATCCTTTGAAAGACCCAGGGAGCGCCTTCTTGAGCTGACCCAGCTTGTTGAATGACACCTTGGACGGGTCGAGCAGCCCCAGGCGGTAGAGTTCTTGCTGTGCCGTGATCGTGCCGCGCGACTGCACCAGGTTCTGGTAAATCGACATGGCACCGGTGCCGTAGCGCTGGCCACCGAATTCCTGAATCAGCGGCTCGCTGCCCAGGTAGAAATGCTCGTTTGAGCGCTGCGACAGCGCGACGCCACCGGTTTTCAGCGCGGCCAGCAGTTGGCCGGCATCGACCCTGTTGCGGCTGCCGGAAATCACTTTTTGCACGTAGTCGGCTTGGGTACCGAATTCCTTCTCGCTGGACAAGCCGCCGCGGAACTCGATTACCTTGAGCATGTCCATGAACTTGCGTTCATTGGCGCCGCCCTTATCGGCTCCGAAAACCGCCTCATTGGCGAACTTCATGCGCGCCATCAGGGGTGCCGCAAATTGCGCGTGTTCCAGGTTCTTGAACACAGCCATAGAGTCTGACAGCAACTGCAGGTTTTCCCTGGCACTCGTGCCCACGGTTTTCATGCCCATCGCGAACTTCTCGGCGTCCGCATTGATCTTGTCGCCAAAACCGAGCGACGCGAATTTCGCCATTTCGCTCTGAAACTTGCGGGCTTCGTCCAGCGGGCCCTTGAGGGCCGCCAGGCCCAGCGAACCCACGCCCAGCAGTGCGCCCCCGACCAGGCCCAGGCGCTTGAGGTTGCCCAGGCGTCGCTCGAGCTCGGTAATGCCGGCTGTCGTGGCGCCGACGTGCTTGTTCAGGGTCTGGAATTGACCGGCAAGGGCTACTAGACCGGCGCTGACCTCGTTGACGAGCGACAGCTTGACGGCTACCTTGTAGGCTTCGAACATTGGGGGTATCCTTCAGGCATGCGCCTGTTCACCAGGGCCCACGAATGGGCCGCTGATCACTTCTCATTTGTCCAGTACCCGCACATTCGGGCCGGCTATGGCCGTTTTCAGGGCCGCACGCTGTCTGCGGGCGAACGCGCCGCGTTGGGTGTAGTCGGAGCGCTGCTGATCGCCGTGGCGTCGTTCGCGCTCTTCGCGGGCGGCCTCGTGCTGTGGGCGCTGATTACCGCCTAGTTGCCCAGGAAGTAATCGCCGCCGCCCTCCAGCACCTCGCCGCCCATGAGTCCGGCCACCAGGGCTTGGCCGAGAATCTTCTGAATCTTTTCCTTGTTCCGATACACGGCCGGGCCCAGTACCGGGCGCGGCGGCATTTTGCTGGTGCCGAACTCGTGATAGACCATCGTGTCGTCGGGTGAGCCGATCGCGGCCTCGTCGCCGTCGATTTCGTGACTGATGTCGTCGCGCATTGCCCCGGATGCCTCCAGGGGTGCGCCGGCGCGGTAGCCCATGCGGGCCTTCTGCGCTTCGGTTGACTCTGCCAGTTCTGCCCACGCCGGGAAAGGCCCAACGGCGTCCTGGTAGTGGCCGATCTCGGCCTTCGCCGTTTTCTCGACCAGCAATGCGGCGCGCTCCAAACCTTTGTGCGCCTGCACTTTGACGGCCACCTCAATGGCGGCGAGGTGCAGCACAAACTCGGTCAATCCCGTGAATTCGCGCGTCCTCATTCTTTTTCCCAGGTCATGGTGTCCCAGTTGAACTGGTTGCCTTCCATTTCGGAATAGACAATGCACCAGGCAGCCCGGGTCACGTCATCCAGAGAAAAGGCCACATCGAAGGGAATGCCGTTCTTGACCAGCCACAAGCATTCCCGCATCGGTATGGCCTGCCCTAGTTTTTTAGGGCGGCCTGATCTGCTTCCGGATTGGGACGTCCGAAATTCTTCTCGACGCCTTCAGCCACGGCCATGATGCCGTCTTCGTCCAGACGCTGAATCAGGGCTTCGAGCTCGCGCTTGGTTGTCATGCGGGCCACGGGTTCGCCGTCGATCTCGGCGATGTACATCAGCGGCAGCACCATGCCGACATAGACCTGATTCTCGGCGAGCTGGGCGCCCAGCATTTCGATCATGCGAAATTGAGCGAGCACGCCAGGCTTTTGCAGCGAGATCAGGCGCCCCCTGGCGTCTTTGACGGTGCAAGGCAGAAGAGACTGCTGCACCACCTCGTCGCTCGGCCTGAGCGTGACTTTTGCCGGTGCGTTCATGCTTTAACGCGCCGGCTGGCGACGAATCCGAGTTTCTGCTTGATGACCTTGGTGGGCTCGCGCGCGCCCAAGTCGTTGAGGTCGAACATGACACCGGTGTAGCGGTATTGGCTGATCGAGCCATCCGGGTTCTGGATGGTCTCTGTGATCGTTCCTGGCGGGATGTTCTGGCCACCGAAATAGGCGTTTTCAACCGCATTCCACCAGTCTTCTACACTGGAGTTCATGC